TTATTCAAAGGCAGCCATATGTCGTAAGCTTAAATGTAACCCTAAAACATTGGATGACCATTTGCGGAGAATGCATGTCCTACATAAAAATTAAGTCATACATTACTTTTGCCTCTGTTTTTAAATTCATAGTTATGGCAAAAGCAGAAATCTTATTCAAGGTCATCCGCAAATGGGAAGGTGGATGGAGTGACCACAAAAATGACAAAGGTGGCAAAACCAATATGGGGATAACCTTGTCTACGTGGAAATCATGTGGTTATGACAAGGATGGTGACGGAGACATTGATGCGGATGATTTACGCATGATTACTCCGGATGACGTTTTTCATGTTTTCAAGAAGTATTATTGGAACCGTTACCAAGCGGACTTCATACACAACCAGTCCATTGCGAACATCTGTGTGGATTGGGTGTGGGCCTCCGGACGTCCCGGTATCACAAGGGTACAACAACTACTGCAAATCAATGTAGACGGCATCGTAGGTCCTCAGACGGTTGCAAGTATCAATCTGGCCAACCAACGGCAGCTGTTCGAAGCTATCAAGACAGACAGAATCCGGTTTATTGAAGAAATCTGTAAAAGGGACCCGTCGCAGCTTGTATTCCGGAAAGGATGGCTGAACCGGGTCAATGATTTCAAGTTCTCTGTCCGCTGAATTCTTGTCCTTTTTTCCACTCTTTTCAGCCTTTAGTTTTGTGTCCGGAACTAAAGGCTTTTTTATGGCAATAACTGAAGAAAAGAGTTTAATGACCTCCGAGAAATTCAATCGAGGAGTTGAGAACTGGACGTGGAAAGTCAGGAATACCTCCGTAAATATTCTACAACGGACACACGCAACCGGAAGATTGCGTAGGGAACTGCAATCCCGTTGGCTGAAAGACCGTGAAGGTGGACCGGCTTATGTCGGTCTGGGTTTCCGCTTTGCCCGGTATGGTGCGTACCGGGAGTATGGCGCCGGGCGTGGATATATCGTCAAGAACGGAATTATAATGAAGGGACATTCGGCATGGAGCGATAAGAAGAAACGTCAGGAACTGCGTTCTCTACGTGTTTCTGAATATCGCATCCGGCGCATGCGTACCGTTGATGAACACTATGCCGTTATCCGGCGAAGTCCCCTACCCTGGTTAGACCCTCCCATTGTGGATAACATCGAATCACTGGCTGATTTATCCGGAGAGTATTACGGTGACCAGGCACTCAAGAATGTGCTTCAGAAGTTTGATAAAATAACAATTGAAAAACGTTATGGCAAAAAATGACAAGACTGTCAAAAGAGGTGTCTACTTGTACATCGATGGCAAGGAAATTAAGAATGACATCAATTCCATTGATTTGGAGATGAAACGCCTACAGCGTGACATTAAGGAAATGACACGCGGCTCTGAGGAATACAACCGCACCATGGCGAAGATACAGCATCTTCAGGGGATTTTAAAACGGCATCGCCAGGAGATAAAAGGCATCACCACCGAAACCAAGAAAGCGACTGTCAGTATTGGCAGTATGGTGGACTGGTTCAACCGTTTCGGTGGAGTTATCTTGTCCGTAATAGGTTTCCTTACCGGTTTTACCCTTGCCTTGCGCGCCATCAGAGACGAACGCAACAAGTTGGAGGAGTCCCAGGCCGGGCTGAAAGCCTTGACCGGACTTGATGATGACAGCATTGCCTGGTTGACCGGGCAGGCCAAGACGCTTTCCACCACCATGACAAAAGAGGGCTTGCGTGTCCGCCAGTCGGCAGCCGAAATCCTGGATGCGTTCATGCTGGTCGGTTCGGCCAAGCCGGAACTGCTTGGAGACAAGGAGGCGCTCAAGGCTGTTACGGAGGAAGCCATGCGACTGCAGGCGGCAGCCAAAGACATCACCTTGAACGAAGCGGTTGATTCACTTACTTTATCACTCAACCAATATGGGGCGGCAGCAGACCAGGCAGGACGGTTTACCAACGTATTGGCTGCCGGCTCCCAGGCAGGTTCCGCCAATATCGCAAGCCAGGCAAAGGCTATCCGGAATGCAGGTACCGCAGCGGCTTCGGCCAATGTTCCCATTGAACAGACGGTCGCATTGATTGAAACGCTTGCCTATCGGGGTATAAAGGATGAAGTGGCCGGAACGGGATTGAAGAAATTCTTTCTGGTTCTTCAGACCGGAGCAGACGAAACCAACCCAAAAATCGTCGGGTTGGATAAGGCACTGGAGAATCTGAAGAACAAGAATATGGATGCAGGCGCCATCAAGAAGATGTTCGGGGAGGAAGGCTACAATACCGCATCCGTAATCCTTCAGAACACGGAGATGGTGAAAGACTTCACCGCTGCCGTCACCGGTACCAATGTGGCGTATGAGCAGGCGGCCATAAACAGTGATACTGCACAGGCCAAACTGGAGCAGGCACGTAATAAGATGAAGCTGGCAGCCATTGACCTTGGCGAGAAGTTGAATCCGGCTCTGACGGTGAGTACGAATATGCTGACCAATGTGCTCAAATATTTACCGGGATTGATTGACTGGTGCAAAAAATGGGGTGGTACTGTATTGTGGCTTAGTACGATATTGCTTGTATATGCTACCCGGCTGAAGATAATTACAGCATGGTATTCCATTTGGAATTCACTTACCAAAATTGCGACAGTTCTCAATTTGGCTTATGCCGCATCAATGAATACATTGTCTGGTTATACAGTGACATCATTTGGAAACTTGCGTAAATTATCAATGCTCATGCAAGGACATTCTGTTTTACTTAAATCACTACGTACCGCCACTTATTTATATGCCGCTGCCGTGCAGGTTTTACACGGGCGCGTTGATTTGGCAGCCAAATCGCTGAAAGCAGCTTGGACTATTATGTCCAGCAATCCGATTGGCTTACTGGTTACATTAGTTCTTGCAGCAGCTACCGCATCCTACAAACTGACACAACGCACCAAAGCTTATTACGACCTAAATAAAGTCAATGAGAAAATTACAGAAAAATCAAATGATGAATATGCGCGTCAATCATCACTGATTGAACAGTTGACCACCAAAATACACAATAATAATCTTTCCAATTTTGAACGTAAAAAGGCAATTGTACAATTGCAGGCTATTATTCCGGATTATAATGCAGAGATTGATAAAGAGGGCAAAATCATCAATGAAAACACAGAGGCACTTGACCGATATAATGCCGTATTAGCAACCAATATCGAATTAAAAGAGGCTGCCGACGAACTGGATAAGCACCGGATCAACCTGATGCGCCTTCAAAAATCCCCGGCATTGAGTGACAATTCACCGATGGGGTCGATGGCTCGCGAGGATGTTCGCAACAAGATTTCCCAAGAAGAAGAGATTGTTGAATCTTTAACTGCACGTTATAAGAAACTGGTACAAGAAAAATGGAAAGCATTGAATCCGAACACTCCTAAAAACAATCCCACCGGAGGCAATGACGGTGGAAAATGTCCGATATGTGGAAACAAACCTTGTACCTGCGATAAAAACAACACTTCCAAAGACAAGTTCGCCCAAGCTGAAGCCGACTACTACCGACGTATCGCTGACATCAAACGGAAGTACCTCGCTGACGATAAGATGACCCAGGAAGAATACAACAAGCAGATGCGGGATGCAGAAATACAACTGCTCAACGATAAGCTGAAGGTCAAGGGACTTGAGCCTTCAGAGATTCAACGTATCAATGACCAGATACTTGATGCGGAAATAAAGGCGCGTGATGAATTGCGCAGGCTTGATGAACAGTCTGCCAAGGATGAAGAGAAACGCCGTAAGGAGCAGGCAGAAGAGACGTTTTCCCGTTTGGACAAAGAGTACCAAATGCAGGTGGAAGCTGCCGCCATGTATCATTATGAAAACAGGACTTCCGAGGAGGAGTATTTCAATGAGCTGCGCAGACTGCAAGATGTATATTACCATAAGGTTCTCAATGACGCGGCAATCAGTGAGGAGAAGAAAAACCAGGTACGTGAACAGATGCGTAAACGTAATCTGAAGGATGCCCAAAAAGATGCTGAAGAAGAAAAACGGATTGAACGTGAGAAGTTTGACATACTGTCTGACCTGGCGAAAGGCTTCGGAGAGACCATGGCGCAATTCTTCACGGACTCCGAGGTGTCTCTCAAGGACTTCCTGAAGAATATTCTTACTATGTCGCTTGATGCGTTGGAACGTATGATGATTATGGCCGTTACCGAACGCACCATCAAGAATATAGGTTCACTCGGCTTCGTAGGTGTAGCTAAAGCTGCCGGAGAGATTGCTCTGATAACTGCCGCATTTGAGACAGCCAAAGGGCTTATCTCCAATTTCTACACCGGCGGCTTTACTCCGTCCGGTGACTGGAATCAGCCGCAAGGTATTGTACATTCCAATGAATTTGTCGCCAACCGTTTTGCTGTGGCCAACCCGAATCTGCGACCGATATTCGACGCCATTGACGTGGCACAGCGTAGCGGTAATGTTGGTAATCTGACAGCTGAAGACATAGCGGCTGTAGCAGGTTCCGGAAAGAGTACACGTACCGTACCAGCCAAGGCACCTGCTGCCAGCGCCACAACGACGACCAATGACCCGGCTATGGTGGCGATGCTGATAGAATGTACCCGCGTATTGCGGAAGCTTAAAAACAGGCTGGATGCCCCTTTGGTAGCGGAAACTTATGTTACCGGCAAACGGGGTATCAACCAGGCACAAAAAGAATATCAGAAGTTGAACAACAATAAATCACGCAACAAGCAATGACAGAATTATACATTGACGGGCAATTGGCCGCCCTTCCTGAAGGGTTCAACATTACGTTCACCTCCGAGAATCCGTATTTCACCCGCAGTTCCAATTACTCCTTGGACATAGAACTCCCCATGCCTGCCAATCATGCCATATTCAAGCACGTGAACAGACTGGATGTGACGAAAAAAAAGACTATCCTTCCGGCCACACTCATCGTTGACGCCAGATGCCTGCTTTACGGCAGTGCGGTTTTACTCTCAGTAGAAGATGCACTGGTTAAGGTACAGCTCGTATCGGGTAATGCGGAATTTAATCTGCTGACGAATGATGATCTGTATATTGACGAACTTGATTTAGGTACAATCAGTTGGCCGAACAACAATCAGAACCGTTTCCAGCCACCTGCCAATATGGTGAACTACTACGGTTCGGTGGACGACATTGAAGCTGTATGGTTGCCGGTGTTCTATCAGGAAGCCAAATGGGAGAATCTTCAGAACGATGCAATCTATGAGTTCGGCACGAACAATTTTACCCTTTGCCCCTATTATGGCCGTCGATGTGTACAACCATACCTTTTGACAGTCATCAAGAGAATAGTGGAGTATTTTGGCTATACGTTCGATACCTCCTTCTTTGATAACAATTTCTTGCGGAACGTTTATGTATGCAGCGCGGTAAGCAGCAACCGGGTGGCCGCCGCATTGCCGCACTGGACTGTTTCCGAATTCTTTGATGAACTGGAGAAATTCCTTTGTGCGGTTACGGTGGTCAACGAACGCACCAAAGTGGTGAGTCTCGTAGGGCTTAACGATTATTTTACAGAATCCGGAAAGGAGATAATTCCTGCATCTTCCCTGCTACGGGAGTTCACTGTGGATATTGAAGATGAAAAGAATGAGAAAGACTTGAGCACTGGCAATGTGGGCTACAATCTGCCTTCCCATACGGATGACGGCTATCTGCGAATTGAAAGGGACATCATAGAGGCTGCATACAAACAAGAATATGATTCTTACGATGCAATGCTGGCCGCATACAATGGAATGGGTGACAGTGACAAGAAAAGTACAATCTTTATTGTTGGCAAACGGTATTATATCAACTACAATGAAAATGATAAGAATACGCTGCGTGAAGTCAATTTGTATGCGGATTTAATCCGTGACCCGGAATCGTCCGATGTAGAGACCTCACTCGGAATCGTCCCGGCTAAAATTATTCAGTTCAATGTCGGCGTGTATGGCTCTGTAGCTGATTACGATTTGTCCCGTCCGTACACCTCCATGGTATTGAACATACCCGCGGTGGGCTACCAGGCTACTGTTGCCAAGCAGGAGCGCTTCAATGTCCAGGAAGCCATAAACGGTGACGTGGAGCTGAAGGAGAAGCAGGAAAAAAACGGGCACATGGAAGTGGCTGTCAATACCGGCAAGTTCAACCGGCAGAACGTAACTTACAGCGGTCAGACACATGCCTATGATTATGCCTATCCTTTTACGGACTACCAGCAGAAGACCGGAGCACAGCTCACGGACTTCCTTCCGTATTCCCTAAGCTTGAACGATGTTTGTCCGGACAGTGTCGGACATCGGTTGTCGACACTCAGTCTGTTTCACTCCAATATCCCTTACACAATCCAGTTCCAAGCCAATAAGCTGCCGGATGTGAATAAGGTGTTTCTTATAGGCAACAAGCAGTATTTGTGCGAGAAGATTGAGACGGAAATAGATGTTGATGGATTAAGCAAGGTACTGAAGGGAACTTTTTACCGGATAGAATAAAAAAGCTCTTTTTATTTGCATAAAGTAGAATTTTTACTACCTTTGCGTCATTGAAACAACTAAGATATGGTTAAATCAAGAGAATTTCATAGTCAGATACTGAAACGTGGAAAGAAAAGAGGATGGCACTGGATAAAAGGTGAAGGAGACGGGAGCCATCGGATTTATGAAGACAAGAACGGTATCAGATACCCGGTGCCCTATCACGGCGCCAAAGAAATGGGTGAAGGACTAAGAAAGAAAATTATCAGGGATATGGAGCTTGAATAAGCTCCCCCTTTTCTCTATATGTTTGAAAGGAGGATTTTATTATGGGAAAACTTAAAGTGACAATTGAAAAAGGACCGGACTTGTTCGGTGCGTGGGCTGACAATGTTCCTGGTATCTATGGAGAGGGTGAAACTGTGCAGGAAACAAAAGAGAATCTTCTTGCCTCCATTGAACTGTATAAAAAACATAATTCTACAGTCCCTAAAGAATTACAAGGAGAAATATCCGTAGAATGGACTTTTGATGTACAGTCGTTCCTCCAGTATTATAGCGGTATTTTTACCAAGGCTGCACTGGAGCGTATAACGGGGGTCAACCAGAAACTCTTGGGACATTACGCATCAGGTTTGAAAAAACCACGTAAAGCTCAGGTTGAAAAAATAGAAAGCGCATTGCATGGCTTTCTGAATGACATAAGTCAGGTGCACTTGGCATGATGTAAATTCCAATGAATTGAAAAATACTTCTCGGTCAATCGCGAGGCCGTAAGGTTTTTAATGACAATTAGGAGGGCTTCCACGGGTTGGAAGCCTTTTTTGTATCTCTTTGTTGGATATGTGAAATAGAATTAACACCTTTGCAGTGCCCAATATAAACCAAACGTTTCAATTCCTTATGCCGTGCAACCCGTACTCAATCGGGTTCCGGGTGGTTCCGGTGGGCGCGCGGCATAAGGAATTGATTTTTTAGATATGAATTCATTGGAAGATTTCATTCTGACATATATATCAGAACAAACCATTATTCATCCTAAGGATATTAAAGACAAATTTCAAAAAAAAGGTTATAATATGGAACGTATAACGCAAGCTATAACGGACATAGATTCAGAAGGATTAATTTCTACTGCACAAGGAAAAACTGAATCTATTTGTTTGACCCGCGAAGGCAAGAAAGCTGTAAAAATGGGGTTTGCCAAATATTTGGAGATGAAGGAAAAAGAAAACGAGCTGGATAGCAGGATAAAGAAAACGACATTGTGGGGAAACTATATCAATATTGCCAGCGCTGTTTGGGGAGCGGTGGGTTTTATATTAGGAGTCCTAACAAAAGACCGATTAGCAAACTTATGGGAGTGGTTATCTGCAATGTTCTGATTAAACTGCATTTCCGTTGTAAACGAAACAGCTGTTCTTCCATCTCTATGGAGTAATCCTCTAATTCAGAGCATTTATTGGCTGCATATTGTGAAAGCTCTATAGCTTGCTGTATATCTTTATCGGTATATTTCATGATAACTTTCTTTTTGGCAAAAATACTATAAATAATTGAATATGAAACGAGTTTTATTTTTAATCTGTGTTCTGTCCTTAGTGGCAAACACTGTTTTAGCACAAGAACGTCCGGAAATGAGACGTGAAAATCGTAGAAACACAGAAACAACCGAGAGGCAAATACCTCCAGGACATCCGGAGAGAGTCGATGGGCAGAATCCAAATGCCGAAAAACAGCCAATGACTTTTATGCAGTCGTTAAAATTGAGAACAGATGTGGGGAATCCACAATTTGAGGCTGGGCACATGATGATTAAATCTTCCCGATTTAAAACAGCGTCCTTAGCATGTGCGGCTGTCAGTGGAGGTATCTGGTTCTTTAATAACAGCGAAGACTATGAAGTGGCTGTTGCTGGAACCAGTGTCATTTTTGGAGCGGCTGCTGTCATTCTGTATGCTTCGAGTTTGCGTTATGAATGGTTGGCTGGTAAATACTTGAAAATGTCAGCATCACCAGGTGGGTTGTCTGCCAGTATAACTTTTTAATGTGACATTAAAAGCGGAGAAACAAAAAATCTCCGCTTTTCTTTTGCTATTTCAAAATAAACTCTCATCTTTGTGGTGCTAAACAATCAAACATGTTAGTCATGTACGTAGAGCGCGGTTAATGCTCATGACATAATGGGCTTTTTTTATGCCCATACTGAAGATATGTAGAAGTTTGTTTATTGACAAATGCATACGGCTGCCTTTCCTATCAATTTGTTTTGCTCTACGGAGTGACAACTGTTTGATTGTTTAGCGACACGGGAAATGGCAGCCGTTTTTCTGCCTATACGCTAAACAATCAAACAGTATGAAAAAACAAGCCCAAAGCGCCCGCGGACGCTATGTATCCGCAGAGAAGGTTCAAGAACTGTTTGCCCAGTTGGGTATTGAACTGTGCGCCGGACGTAAACGTATCCGTGCAGCACGTAGCGACAAATCCATCTCCATCTATGTCAATGGTGGGACAGTCAACATCACCTTTAATGAGAAAGGAGGCAAAGCATGATGTTCTTTGTTTACCATCTGCAGACCTATTCCCCCAAGAACCGGGCATGGAAAAAGGTTATTGATTATGTAGAGAAGTATAAAAACGTTCTTATCAAGGATGAACTTTCCCTGGATGCACTCAAGCATGAAATAGGCGATGTGGTTAACCGCATCAATGCCGAACACCCCAAGATGAAACGTATGAAATGTACTGCTACTCCTTTGGGACGTGACTGTACTATACGCATCGAGGCACATGTCATAAGTGGTGGATGCCCGGACACGGTATTCTTTCTCGATATTTGCAAGGTACGTTCCATTTATCAATTCAGTGAGAAGGCGAATATGCTGGAACAGAAAGGAGGTGAGAATGGATAATACTACCGTTAATGGAATTGTACTCAACGATTCCATATCTAATTGCTTATTGAAATTGCAAAATAATCGAGCAGCATCTCTTGCAGAATTGTTGGATGATAGTATCGGCTTTCTTCTTGAATACAGTGGTTATTTCTATGACAATTCAAAAACATTTTTGGATGTTTTAGCAACATTACATAATGCCCGTACCGAATTTTTAGGCCTTATCCCTAATCAGAAAGGAGGTGCCCAATGAAAAAGCCTATAGGATTCCGTTCTTATCAAAACGACGAAGAACCGGACAAACGAGACGAATTGGAGAAGCAACAAGCCGAGCGGCAGAAAGCCATAGCAAACTTCATCGGCCAGAACTATTCACCCATCGG